CTGCCAGAGCAGAACAAGTAAGAAATCAACTAGAATATTGTGTTTCAAAGTACAATAGTGTTTATGAAGAATACTTAAAGTTACAAACTAAATGACAACCAATCAATATTTTGCTGCACAAGAGGGAATTGCATCTGAGCAGAATCTAGTTGAGCAGATGACGATTGAGTCTATTCAGATCGCTGGATTAGATCTAATTTATATTCCGCGTACTATAAACAAACTAGATCGAATTTTTGGTGAAGATGTACTCTCTTCTTTTGATTCATATGCTACAATAGAAATGTATATTCTTGATTTTCAAGGACCTGGTGGACAATCGGAAATGTTAGCCAAGTTCGGTATGGAAATTAGAGATACAATGTCGTTTCTTGTATCTCGGAAACGTTACAAAGAAGTAGTTGTTCCAGTTGTTCCGGAATCCAGAGATCCCAAAGTTGCATGGAGACCAAATGAAGGTGATTTGATATTCTTACCATTTTCAAAATCATTATATCAGATCATGTTCGTTGAAGATGAAGAACCAGGGTTTTATCAATTAAACAAGAAATATGTATGGACTCTTCGAGCAGAACTTATTCAATTCAATAATGAAAAATTTGATACCGGGCATGAAGAGGTTGATGCTTATTATATGACCAATCTAAATCGTCTAGATATGTGTATATTGCTTGAAGATGGTTCGGGTATAATTGAACTTGAAACTGGTGGTTATACATTACTTGAAGACTATTCAGTATCTAAGGAATACGACGACATGCGCGGTTTTGGTGATAATGATGCAATTAAAGCAGAATTTATAAAAATTATGGACTTTGATGAAAAGAATCCATTTAAAGGGGCATAATCTTGATCACATCCGTGCCGTTTTACCATGGAACAACTCGTAACTTAGTTATTGCTTTTTGTGGCCTCTTCTCTAATATATTTCTTAGAACAAGAGATGCCGATGGAGTTACCAAGAAGATTATCAATGTTCCAATTTCTTTTCTATCAAAAGAAAAGTTTCTAGTTCGTCTGATGCAAGATCCAGGTATGAATGAAGATACTATGTTAGTTCTTCCTCGTCTTTCGGCCGAACTCACTGGCATTACTTATGATCCAGCTCGGCAATTAAACAAGATGCAGAAGGTTGTTTCTTCAACATCTACACGCGCAGTCTATTATTATACTCCAGTTCCGTATGTAGTATCATTCAATTTATATACATACACCAAGACAGTTGAAGATAATCTGCAGATTATGGAACAAATTCTTCCGTTCTTTGCTCCTGATATGAATTTATCTATTAAGATGTTAGAAGAACCAGAGTTGATCCAGGATATTCCAATGATGCTAAATTCTGTGTCTACAGATGACCAGTTTGATGGTTCATTTGAAACTTCGAGAACTATTATTTCGACTTATTCGTTCTCGATGAAAACCTATTACTACGGCCCTATCTTGAATTCTATAGATCCAGAAAACCATTTCGACTCTGACAATAATGCTCAGGTCATCAAACAGGTTAATATTAACGTCTCAAATAATAAATATACAGCAGTAGTTAACCCATTTGCTGCAGGACCATCTGATCCATATTCAATTGATGAAAATTGGGTTACAATTATACCTGATGCTGGAGATCCTATATTATGACAACACCTAAAATGAATACATCATTGAGTTCTATATTTGACGTAGAACTTCAAGAAGTGGATCCCAACAAATCGTTGGTTGAACTTCAACATGAAGCAAAGGCAGCTGATATAGATTCTTTAGAGACTCAACGGGAGTATGTTAAAGCTAATCTCGTGAAGTTAATTGAACGAGGTATGACAGCTGTTTCTGATCTGAATACTATAGCGAATTCATCTGAAAAATCTCGTGACTTTGAAGTAATGTCTGGTTTGATTAAAACCTTGGTTGAAACTAATATTGAACTTCTAAATGTTGAGGTCGCTCACAAACCCAAGATTGCACAACCAGGTACTGGTGGACAAGAAGCAACTACGATAAACAATAATACGGTATTCGTTGGGCAGACAAAAGATTTGGCAGCTTATCTAAAATCTTCGAACGTGATTGATAATTAATTTTGAATTAAATACATTCATGTTACACACTATAATTGATGGCTACTATGACTAAGACTCTCAGAGAACGATATATTGATAATGAAATTCTTTTGATAGGAGAAATTGTAAAAGATCAAAGAACCGGAGAAGATGTAAAAATTCTTGACCGCGGGTCTAATTATGTTACGGTTGAATCATCAACGGGGATTCAAAAGAAATGGATCCATGATGTCATTTCTGAAGAAACACCCCCAACTGTTCCACAAGAAGTTAAAGAAGTCAAGGAAATTAAGGAAGATTTTGTTCTTCTGGAGTCTGGCCAAATCAAATTATTTGGGTTCGAGACCCAAAATTTTAATGCTAACCTATCTAGTTTTATAATAGAACAATTTGAAGAATTTGATGATCTTTACTCTAAACATCAAATCATTAAACTTCTCGATAACGCTCTAGTAGAAACAAATATCGATCGGCAATATGAAACTCTAGAAAAGGTCTCAAATTTCTATAAGAAACATTCAGTACAAGAACCACTTATCGTTGAAGCACTCAAGAATAATATCGAACGTCTCCGCCTAGCAGAAATCATTGCTTCTATTGCAGAAATTGAAGTTAAGAATTCACCATATGAAACCGTTACGGATGCTGTTAAGGTTCTTCGTAAAAAGTATACCGATCCTAAGCAGTGGCAAGTATTATGGCCATTCTTCAGAATGATTGATGCATCTGGCATTAGCGGTATTCTCCAAATGCTTCCGTTTAAACAAGAAACTAGAACACCTCTTGCTTGGTCATCTAAGATGACGGAATCAGTCATTTCGGTCATGGAATCTTCTGTTGATGAATTATATGAATCTATGATAGATAGTGATATAATTGATACATTCTCTGCAGATGAACTTGTTGAGTCAATGGAAGTTACTAAACTTGTACCTGCCGTCAATACAACTATGTTATCAGATCGTGCTAAGAAATTAGCAGAAACTATTGTTAAACGAAATATGTTTCAAAAGTCTCCAAATGAGTTATCGGATGTAGAAAAAGAAACTTTCGATGCTACTGCTATCCGTAGAAAGATGTTGGTTGCTCAACTTGCACAAAAATTGCTTCCGAAAGTAAAAGAACTACAATCATGCTAACATTTCTGGATGAAATTAAATCCTAGATCTCTAAATGTCTTATTTTCTAATTCTTCCCAAGTCCATTTCGACTTGAGATATTTTGAGTGACTATAAGAAGTTCTAGACATAGGTTTATCTAGGTTAGAATACCATCCAGCGAATATCCCAAAAACTTTTTGTTCCGCCATCGTTGTACTAATTAGTTCAGGTGAGACATAATAACCAGTGAAAGAATGATGACTTTCACCAGACATATTTTCTATATGTTCTGGTGCCTTGGGTTTACCCTTATGAGCTTCGGAAATTTTGATCTTTTGCTCAGATGACATTGGCTTACCCTTATTAGTTTTACCAACCATAGAAATTTTCCATTTTTCTATATGTTCTTTTGAATGTTTTCTACCTTTATTCGCTTTAGAAATTTTTTCACAAAATTCTTTAGTTCTAATTAAGCCCAAATTGCTGTAACAAAATTTAGTGCTAGTTTGTCTAGATTTATTATAGAAATTTGGGCTTAAAGCAACATTGAATTTACTGTGAAGCTTTATTTCTCTCAGACATGCTAACTCATCAGTCAGAAATTTACTCACTATTTTATACTTATAATTTTGTGGGTTTAGCTTCTGATCCTTTATGAATGTTCTGTCTTTGGATGAACTAAAGTATTTCTTACCTAAGTCTTCTCTGGGATCACATTTAGAACTTCGTTTACCGTAGTAGTGTTTCTTTTCTACTAGATTGGTAATTCTATATACATAATGATAAATAGTTTTGCTGGTCATAAAGATCCTTAACTGGGTTGACTAGAGTGGGTAGATGTTACTAGCATCGTGATCCACACTTATATTTAATATTAAATAGTTTGTTACACGCATAAAATATGAAAACATTTAAAGAATATTTGATAGAAGCAAGATCAGTTGAAAACGATCACAAATTAAAACATTTGCAACATGTTGAAGATTTACATGTAGATCACGGTACATCTGGATTCAAGCATGCTCATGATACTTTGTTAAAAGTAAAAAAGCATGTAGAATTAGGTGCTAGTAATTCTAGTTTGTCTCAAAAGATTGATGGCTCACCAGCCGTAATTATGGGTCATCACCCAGAGACTGGCAAATATTTTGTTGCTTCAAAGTCTGCCTTCAACAAAGACCCAAAGATTAACTATACTCATGCAGACATCGAAAAGAATCACGGACACGCACCAGGTTTAGTA